AATACAAAAATATAAAGATGAGTTATCGATAAACGGTGACTTAAGTTATTTGAACTTAGACTGGAAGCCTATTCCTATTATACCTAAATTTGTTGACATAGTGGTCAACGGTATATCAGAAAGAACTTTTGACATAAAAGCTTATTCACAAGATCCGTACGGTGTTTCTAAGAGAACCGAGTACATGGAAAACATACTTGCCGACATGGAGACTAGAGAGCTTAACTCGTTTTCTGAAGAAGCATT